AGGGGAACTTAACGAGGTCGCAGAAGAACGACGTGTTGAGCCCCCAGAAGAGCCCGAAGAGAGTCCCTCCGTCCGCCTCAAGAAGGAGCTCGAGGAGCCAGCTTGGAGGTACTGGTTGAGACGCGTTGGCTATGCCTGTTCGTTTTCCTTCCTGCCCGATCGGGTTTGGGAGCCGGACGGGATTGCCCATGAAATTCAAGTCCGGTACAATAACTCACGGAGCGAAAAGTTGCCTCTTATGACTACTGCTCAGAGGCTCGCTCGAGCTATGAAGGTTGATGCGGAGGACGTTCTGGGGGTGGTGGCGGGAAGTCGGGCGCGCGAGGCCCGGATGCTCTGGTCAGCCAGGGTCATGGACACGGGTACGGCCTGGCGATTGCCGGGGCTGTTTGTGGGGGTCGGGTTGGCGTGCGGGTTGGCGTTTTGGACGGCACGGAGGGGTACCTCAAGTTTGTTGCGGAGGGCGGCTAATTGGCTCGACCCCTCCTCTGGGGTTACCTCCGGCCGTCTGTTGTCGACCTTCTCGCACACACCTTTCCTCACCCTGTGCGTGGCGCCGGTTGTCGAAGAGTGTTTCAAGCACTATGCCAAGGCAGCTGGGTGGGGGATTTTTGCCCCCGCCCTTCTCTTGGGTATCGGCGACGTGGGAGCAAATGACCCGTTCCTTGCCGCAGCTCACTTTGCCATGCATGCTTCGACTTCTATAATCCCATCCCTTGGCGCGCGCATTCTTCTACACAGTTTGTATAACTTCGCCGTGTACGCGGCGATGATGGACGGGAAACCGGCGTGTGCCTGGCAGATCTGGTTCCTTCTCGCGTGGTTGTTTTCGACCGGCCCTCAGAGACCTCCGCAGACTAAGGAGGAGGTCTATGAAATGGGAGATGACGTCTTGCGAGATGGGGCCTGGAGCTATCGCGGGGTCCAGTATGACCGCGAACGCCCTGCTCAAAACCACACCGAATTCGTCCAGCCGATCTGCACCAGGCTCCAAGGCCGGAAGCTCCTCATGCCGAACAACACGCTCGGTCTTGTTGGGTCGTGCGGTGCGAGCTGTGTTTATTACAAGAATGCTGGGTATGCGCCCCTAATCCGGTACGACCATCGATTCTTGCCCCGGGAGAAGCAACTGGCTGTAGTTACCTTTGCCAGCTGCCCCCACAATCTCGAAAGGTGCGCCAGGTCACGTATGGCAGGTGTGCCTCATCTCTACAAAGACGAACGAGATCCCGGGTTGGCCCGGGCCAATGCAATCAGGCGTTGGCGTTCCATTGTCGCGGAACACGGCGATAGGACCTACGTTGCGGGACCTTTGTCCCCAAACTCCACTTATCCTATCACCGAAGAAGAATGGTTGGAGCGTTACACGGCCCCCCTTCGGGCTGATATGTTGACGCGAGCTGCGACAGTGGGTGTTAAGCGGACTTATGACTTCATGGTGAAAGTTGAAAAGAACACTCTCCCCTATGACGATTTTGATGACAGTGGGTTCTACGTAGGTGCGAAGGATCCGCGAGGTATTTCGATCCCCGACTACAGCTATAGGTTGGCTGTGGGGCCCGACTGCCATGCGATGTCTAAGTTATTGGCCTCGGAGCGTTGCGGGAGGTTTTTCTACACATGTGGAACTACCGAACAACAGCGCGCCTACTGGTTTGACTGGGCATGTGGGCAGGTGGCGCCGTGTTACGCTTACTGCGGGGACAATATCTTGATCGTTTGGGAAGGGGGATGCATCTTGGCTGATGCAAAGCGCATGGATATGCATGTCCATGAGGGCTGTGCGGCTTCGGTGCGGGACCAATTCTCTAAGAGAGGGTTCCCCGAAACCGCCGCCCTATTCGCGCAAGACAAGCGGAAGGTTTACAATGGAGAGAGTCACGGC